GGGCGGGCAATCGGCGCCTTTATGCCGAACGCGGCGCTGCATTCGCGTCAGGCGCCACACCCTTTGCACTGCATCGACTCTGCGTTGATGACTCAGCGCGGCGAAATGAGTTCTGAACACCATCCCAAGGCGTCGGGCAATGAAATAGAGCCTCTTTCAACAAGAGGACTCTCTTCATGGCAATTCTTTCCTCACCTGTTCAATTGGGTCGCCACACCCGCCGGCATGAGGCACCGGCCCCTGTGCGTGCCGCGCTGGACGAGACCGAGCTCGCCAAGCGCTGGGGGCTGTCGGTCAAGACGCTGCAGCGCTGGCGCCAGGACCAGCTTGGCCCCGTCTTCTGCAAGCTCGGCTCCCGCGTCACCTACCTGATCTCCGAAATCGAAGCCTTCGAGCGGCGCGTCTCGCGCAACTCGACGTCGGTTCGTGCGTATCACTGAGGAGGCAACCATGACCAATCTGACCCTGCTGCCGGCCGATATCGCCGGGATGTCCGTGGCCGACCTGGCCAAGCTCTCGCCCAAGCGCAAGCACGAGCTCGACGCCAACCTCGATGCGGCCATCGCATGGCTCAAGACCGCTCGCGCCAAGCTCGATGCCGCGCTCGAGCTGTGCTACGGCGATCAGGCCCGCGAGGCACTGCGCGCATCCGAGCGCGACTTCGGCACTGTCCACATTGCCGATGGTCCGCTGCGGATCAAGTTCGAGCTGCCCAAGAAGGTCAGCTGGAGCCAGAAGCAGCTGACCGAAATCGCCGAGCGCATTGTCACGGCCGGCGAGCGCCCCGAGGCTTACCTCGACATCAAGCTGACGGTACCGGAGTCGCGCTACAACAACTGGCCACCCGCGCTGCGGCAGCAGTTCGCCGACGCGCGCACGGCGGAGCCGGGCAAGCCTTCGTTCACGCTGACCCTGGATGAGGTGGCAGCATGAGCCGGCTCCCCATCGTCAGCGCCCAAGCACGCATGGCCGAGCGTCGAGGCGTGAAGCTGCTGCTGCTCGGCAAGAGCGGCATCGGCAAGACCACGCGCCTGAAGGACCTCGATCCGGCCACCACGCTGTTCATTGACGTGGAAGCCGGTGACCTGTCGGTGGCCGACTGGCCGGGCGACACCATTCGGCCCGCGTCCTGGCCGGAGACCCGCGACTTCTTCGCGTTCCTCGCGGGTCCCGACCAGTCGCTGCCGCCGCAGAGCGCGTTCTCGCAGGCGCACTACGACCACGTGGTCGAGAAGTACGGCGATCCCGCGCAGCTCGAGCGCTACCAGACCTTCTTTGTCGACTCGATCACGCAACTGTCGCGCCAGTGCTTTGCGTGGTGCAAGACGCAGCCGGGGGCGACCAGCGACCGCTCGGGCAAGCCCGACGTACGCGCGGCCTACGGCCTGCTCGGCCAGGAAATGGTCGGGGCGCTCACGCACCTGCAGCACGCCCGCGGCAAGAACGTGGTTTTCGTGGCGATCCTCGACGAGCGGCTCGACGACTTCAACCGCAAGGTCTTCGTGCCCCAGATCGAGGGCAGCAAGACCGGGCTGGAGCTGCCCGGCATCGTGGATGAGGTCGTGACGCTCGCCGAGATCAAGGCCGAGGACGGCAGCAGCTACCGCGCCTTCGTCACCCAGACCGTCAATCCGTTCGGCTTTCCCGCCAAGGACCGTAGTGGCCGGCTCGACCTGCTGGAGCCGCCGCACCTGGGCGCGCTGATCGCCAAGTGCGCGGGCGCCGGCCACCTGGCCACCCACCTGAACGCAACCCCGAACACCACCGAACACGCAGAGCACATCGAATGAATACCGCAATGACCACCAACGCTTGGCAAGACTTCAACGACGCTGACCAGCAGCAAGGTTTCGACCTGATCCCGAAAGGCACGCTGGTGCCGGTGCGCATGATCCTCAAGCCGGGCGGCTATGACGACCCCTCCCAGGGCTGGGTGGGCGGCTACGCGAGCGAGTCGTTCGAGACCGGTTCGGTCTACCTGGCCGCCGAGTTCGTCGTGACCGGTGGCGAGCACGCCAAGCGCAAGCTGTGGAGCAACATCGGTCTGCACTCGCCCAAGGGCGCGACCTGGGGCCAGATGGGGCGCAGCTTCGTGCGTGCGGCGCTCAACAGTGCCCGCAACGTCCACCCGCAGGACAACTCGCCGCAGGCCGCCGCCGCGCGGCGTATCCAGGGTTTCCACGAGCTCGACGGGCTGGAGTTCATCGTCCGCGTCGACATCGAAAAGGATCCCAAGGGCGAGGACCGCAACGTGATCCGGCTCGCCATCGAGCCCGACCACCCGGAATACGCCCGGCTCAAAGGCGTGCCGCCCAAGACCAACTCCGGTGGAGGCACGTCTGGCGCACCCGCGCAACCTGTGCCGTCCCGTGCCGCGCCCACCGCGCAGCGCGCGCCCGTGACCGCCAAGCCCGCCTGGGCCCAGTGAGGGAGGAATGAAATGCTGGGTCTGCAAACGGCAGGCCCGGGGATTCACGCACGCCGACACCCGCCACGGTGTCGGCGATCCCCGGCGCTTTGTACCGGATTGGGTGTTCTGCTCGCGCCGCTGCCAGGACGCGTTTCACGCGCTGTATGGCAACTGGCGTCGGGCCATGGAGGGACAGCACAGGGAGGGCAGCATGCTTGACGCATCCGACATCGAACGCACGGCCATGCGCACGTGCCTGAAGGCATTCGGCCGAGTGGCCGAAGAGATCGGCTTCACCAAGCCGCTGACGGCCTACACCGAGGCCGAGGCGCTGCGCGTCATCGACGCGATCGTGACCCGCTACACCGAAGCGATGGTCGAACACCACGAGACCACCCGCATGCCGCCGGTGCGCGGCAGCGCGGCTGCCAAGGCCACGGCGCGGGATCCGTTCGCCGAGCTCGAAGAGCTGCCGTGGGAGGTAACGGAATCCGCCTTGGTCATCAAGGCCACTGATGAATCGGAAAGGAAGAATTGATGCAGAAGGATGCAATCCATCAACCGGAGTCGCGCCGGGTGATACAGCGTCGCACCCGCCTGCCTTTGTCCGTCCGGCTGTGGAGCCGGGTCGACATGAGTGCTGGCCCGGATGGCTGCTGGCTGTGGCGGGGGAGCGTCAATGCGAAAGGTTATGGGCAAATTCGACGCGAACCAGAAGGCAACGCCATTCGTGGAGTGAAATGCAGCACCCACCGGATGGCGTGGGAGCTGACGTATGGTGCCATCCCGGACGGCCTGCACGTTTGTCATCGCTGCGACAACCCGTGCTGCGTGAACCCTGCGCATCTGTGGCTGGGCACCCATGCCGACAACCTGGCCGACATGAAGGTCAAGGGGCGCGCCGCGCGCGGAAACCGCAGCGGCACCGCGCGCCTGGAAAGTCGGCAGGTGCAAATCATCAAGCGGCTCCTGTATCTCGGCCACTGCAGCGCGCTCGAAGTCGCCACCCTGCTCGGCGTGAGCCCCGCCACGATCGACGCCATCGGGAATCAGAAAACATGGAGGCACGTCGATGCTCGACTTTAACCATCAACCGCAATTTCACGAGCAGGTGACCCACTGCATCGATCTGGTTCTCGATGCAGAACGCAGACAACAGACCCCGCGCGACTACCTCGGTGCTTCGCGCCTGGGCGTAGCGTGCGAGCGCGCACTGCAATACGAGTATGCCGGCGCACCGATGGACCCCGGCAGAGGGTTTTCAGGTCGAATCCTGCGCGTATTCGAAGTGGGTCATGTGCTTGAGGATCTGGCCATCCGCTGGCTTCGCTTGGCGGGATTCGAGTTGCACACGCGCACAGCGAGCGGTGCGCAGTTTGGTTTCTCGGTCGCCGGCGGGCGTATTCGGGGACATGTCGATGGGATCTTTGCGGGCGGGCCCGCAGCGCTGGCGCTTGCCTATCCCATGCTCTTCGAGTGCAAGACGATGGCCGACAAACATTGGAGGGCCTGCGTCAAATCTGGCGTGGCCGTGGCGAAGCCGGTTTATGCCGCGCAGATGGCGGTCTATCAGGCCTACATGGAGGCGACCGTCCACGGGATCAGTTCGAATCCGGCGCTGTTTGTGGCGATCAACAAGGACTCCCAGGAACTGTGGTTTGAACTGGTGCCGTTCGACGCGGCGCTGGCCCAGCGCATGTCCGATCGCGCGGTGAAGGTGATCTGCGCGACTGACGCGGGCGAACTGCTGCCTCGCGCGTTCAGTGACCCGACCCACTTCGAATGCCGGATGTGCGCGTGGCAGGACCGTTGCTGGAGGGCGCACGCATGAGCCACGCCAATCAAGCGCGTCCGGCTGACACGGGCGAGCCGATGATCGACGCCAAGGAGGCCGCGGCCGCATTGCGGCTGCCGTACTACTGGTTCGCCGACCACACCATGCGCGCGCGCTACCGCATCCCGCACTACCTGCTGGGGGCTCTGGTGCGCTACCGCCTGTCCGAGCTCACGGCCTGGTTGGCGAACGCCGCGCTACAGCCGCGCGAGACGGACCCTGCCGCCGGCATGCCGGGGGAGGGCGCGCAATGATCGACTTCAACGAGATCCCGCTGGTGACTGGCCAACTGGACGCCCAGCGCGACGAGATTCGCGCGGTGCTGCTCGCCCGCCTGGAGTTCGTGCTGAGCGTACTGTTCCCGGCCGGCAAGAAGCGGCGCGGCACGTTCGTGGTCGGCGACATCCTCGGCAGCCCCGGCGACAGCCTGGAAGTGGTGCTCGACGGCGACAAGGCAGGCTTGTGGACGGACCGCGCCACCGGTGATGGCGGCGATATCTTCGACCTCATTGCTGCCTGGGCGGGCCTGCGTGTGTCCACCGATTTCTCGCGGGTGCTCGAACAGGCCTTGCAACTGCTCGGGCAGGCCCACGCGCAGCCGGTACGGCGCAAGCGCAAGGACCCACCCACGGACGAGCTGGGCCCCGCCACGGCCAAGTGGGACTACCTGGACGCCGCCGGCAAGCTGATCGGCGTGGTGTATCGCTACGACCCGCCTGGCCGGGGCAAGGCGTTCCGGCCCTGGGACGCCAAGCGCCGCAAGATGGCCCCGCCCGAGCCCCGCCCGCTCTACAACCAGCCGGCGCTGGCGAAAGCCGACCATGTTGTGCTGGTCGAAGGCGAGAAATGTGCCCAGACCCTGATCGACGCCGGCATTGTCGCGACTACGGCCATGCATGGCGCGAACGCGCCGGTTGAAAAGACCGATTGGTCGCCGCTGGCGGGCAAGACCGTGCTGATCTGGCCCGACCGTGACAAGCCGGGCTGGGAGTATGCCGGCCACGCATCCCAGGCCATCCTGCAGGCGGGCGCGGTGTCGGTGGCCGTCTTGCTGCCGCCCGAAGACAAGCCGGAGGGCTGGGACGCAGCTGACGCCATCGCCGAAGGGTTCGACGTGAGCGGCTACCTGGCCGTCGGCGCGCGGGTACCCATGACGCTGGTGGCGGACGCATCCCTGCCGGCGGACCTGCTCGATGACGTCGACTGGGAGACCGAGGACGGGCTGGCCACGGCCTTCACGCGCCGCTATGGCGACGACTGGCGCTACTGCTCGCTGTGGGGCAAGTGGCTGGTGTGGACCGGCGTGCGCTGGAATCCCGACCAGCTGCTCTACGTCACCCACCTGGCGCGCGGCATCTGCCGGGCGGCCTCGCTCAAGGCGGAAACGGCACGCCAGAAGTCCAAGCTGGCGAGCTCGTCGACCATTGCATCGGTCGAGAAGATCGCCCGTTCGGACCCGAAACATGCGGCCACCGCCGACGAGTGGGATGCCGACGTGTGGGCGCTCAACACCCCCGGCGGCGTGGTCGACCTGCGCACGGGCCACCTGCGCTCGCACCGGCGCGAGGACCGGATGACGAAGGTGACAACGGCGACTCCGCGCGGGCGCAACGGCGAGGGTTGCCCGTCGTGGCTGGCGTTCATCTCCGACATCACCGGCGGCAACACGGACCTGGCAGCCTACCTGCAGCGGGTGGTCGGCTACTGCCTGACGGGGGTGACCAGCGAGCATGCGCTGTTCTTCCTGTACGGCACCGGCGCCAACGGCAAGTCGGTCTTCGTGAACGTGCTGGCCACGATCCTGGGCGACTACGCAGCCAACGCGCCGATGGACACCTTCGTGGAGGCGCGCGGCGACCGTCACCCGACCGAACTGGCCGGGCTGCGCGGCTCGCGGCTGGTGTCGTCCATCGAGACCGAGCAGGGCCGTCGCTGGAACGAGTCGAAGGTCAAGGCCATCACCGGCGGCGACAAGGTGTCCGCGCGCTTCATGCGCCAGGACTTCTTCGACTACCTGCCGCAGTTCAAGCTGCTGATCGCCGGCAACCACAAGCCCGCGATCCGCAACGTGGACGAGGCCATGAAGCGACGGCTGCACCTGATCCCGTTCACGGTGACGGTGCCGCCTGAGCGCCGCGACGACCGGCTCACGGAGAAGCTGCTCAAGGAGCGCGACGGGATCCTGGCCTGGGCTATCGAGGGGTGCCTCGCCTGGCAGCGTCAGCGCCTGGATCCGCCCGCCTGCGTGCGGTCGGCCACGGAAGAGTACTTCGACGAGGAGGACGCCATCGGCGACTTCCTCGACGAGGAAGCCCAGTGCCACCCGCAAGCGCGCGTCGCCGTGGCCGACGTGTTCCTGCGCTGGCAGGAGTGGGCGGGCCGGCGTGGCGAGTACGTGGGAACCAGCCGGTGGCTGGCGCAGCAGCTCGCCAACCGCGGCTTCGAGCGCACGCGGCTCAACTACGGCGTCAAGGGCCTCGCCGGCCTCTCGCTCAAGGCCAAGGACTACGGCGGTCGCCTGCCGTATCGGGACGACTGAACACACCGGTGTGACCGAACGTGACCATCATGAGGATTGTTCTCTTTACGTGCGCGCACGCACGCGTAGAAGTTAATCCGGACGTGGGTCACGTTCGGTCACAACGACCGGACATGACGATTTCCAACACATGAACACGACGATTCTGGCCCTTGACCTGGGCACCAAGACCGGCTGGGCATTGCAGTACCTGGACGGCAGCATCACCAGCGGTACGCAGGATTTCAAGCCGAAGCGGTTTGAAGGCGGCGGTATGCGCTTCCTGCGCTTCAAGCGCTGGCTCAACGAGCTGAAGCTCTCCTGCAGCGAGATCAACGTGGTGTATTTCGAGGAGGTGCGCCGGCACGCGGGCGTAGACGCCGCACACATCTATGGCGGTCTGCTCGGACACCTGAGCGCCTGGTGCGAGCACCACAACATTCCGTACATCGGAGTTCCGGTCGGCACGATCAAGAAGCATGCGACCGGCAAGGGTAACGCCAGCAAAGACGAGATCATCGTGTCCGTCAGCAAGCGCGGCCACGAGCCGACCGACGACAACGAAGCCGATGCCCTGGCGATCCTGTACTGGGCGGCCGAGACGCAGGAGGCGTGAGATGAAGATTCCCACACCGACCTACCGTTCCGCGCTGGCCCGCACACAGCCCGAGGTCACCGACCTCGAAGCATTCAAGCGGCAGGGCTGGCGGGAGCAGCGGATTCTCGTGGTCAACGAATCCGACGAACGCCTGGACTTCCTCGAACGTGAACTGGTGCGACGCATCGGTGAGCGGCTGTATGGGGAGGGGGGCAAGCGCCGTGGCTGACTGGACCAAGGAAGACGTGGCGGCCCGCTTCGAGGACGCCGCCAACACGGGACGGCGCCTGCCGCCCATCCGAGTGCAGGGCTACATCAACACGTGGCCCGCCATCGTGCGCCGCGAGTGGGAAGCCTTCGCCGCGGACGAGAAGGTCTACCGGCCGTTCCCGCCCAGCCCCCAGGCCATCGATCGCATGCTGGAGACGATGCGCTGGGTGCAATGGCTGGAAGTCGAGCAGCGCCACCTCGTGTGGATGCGGGCCAAGGGCTACGGGTGGCGCGAGATCACGCTGCGCTTCGCCTGCGACCGCACGACCGCCTGGCGGCGCTGGCAACGGGCGCTGGAGATCGTGGCAGGCAGGCTCAACGCACCTCCACATTGACTGAAGGGAGGGCGACGCTATACTAACAACTGTTAGTAATAGTTAGGAGGCGTCATGCCGACCAGCGTCGCCCTCGGCAATCATTTCGAGACATTCATCCGTGAGCAGGTGCAAAGCGGCCGGTTCAACAATGTAAGCGAGGTCGTGCGTGCCGGACTTCGCTTGCTCGAAGAGAGTGAGCAGCGTCGTCAGCTTGAACTGCAGGCGTTGCGCGCCGAGATCGCTGCGGGCAAAGCGAGCGGTCCGGCCAAGCCGGCCGATGAAGTGTTTTCCCGTCTTGAAGCCAAGTACAGCGCACAAGCCAAGCGCAAGCAGAACTGATGCGTCTGGCCATTACCCCGCTGGCTGAGCAAGACCTGGAGTCCATTGCTGACTACATCGCGCAAGACAACCCGGCACGGGCCGTCACATTCATCCATGATCTGCGGGGGCAATGCGAGCGTCTCGTGCTGAACCCGCCCGGCTATCGCTTGCGGCCGGAACTTGGGGACGACATCCGTTCATGCGCCTACGGCCGTTACGTGATTTTCTTTGTCGCCACCCCGGATGAGGTGATCGTCATTCGCATCCTGCATGGCGCCCGTGATCTGCCCGCTGTTTTTCATGCCGATGAGCCATAAGCGCCGGAGTGATTCGCTGTCAAAGATCAGCGATATCGAACGACTCCGTGCGTTGTTGCTCCAGGGGGTCGCATCCCCTCCTACGATGCCTGTGGACGCGAATTATTTCGATGCGCTGCGTGAGCGCGTGATCAAGTTCACCAACCGTCCAAAGCAAAGAGCAACGTAGGGTAATGCTTGCCGCGAATGTCCGCTGTTTGCCCCGATTGTCCGATTCGGGAGCTTCCCGCGGTGCAACAAATCGGGCGATTTAGGGGTAGTATTCGATATACCGTCCGGATAGCAGCGCAGATTGCAAGGGGTGCCCCCGAGAAAAGGGGTCCTTCCTTCAGAAAGCGCAATACGGGAGGCACAAGCGCAAGGCTTGCCCACCGTCAGGGTGCGCACCGAGGTTCGCACGGTGCGCAGTTCGCACCCCCGTCCCGTACGCACCACCCCATTCCACGCCCGCCCACGGCCCGACCGTCGGCGGGCGTTTTCATTTCCACGCGGCAACGCCGCATGCGGCCTGCGCCGGGATCCGTTCCCGCGCGGGCCGTTTCCTTTTGGGAACCCGAAACAGAACATGCTCAACGTCGAGTACCGCAAGGTCGCGGCGCTGATTCCCTACGCTCGCAATCCCAGGACCCACAGCGATGAGCAGGTGGCCAGGATCGCCGCCAGCATCGTGGAGTACGGCTGGACCAACCCGGTCCTGGTCGACGGCGAGAGTGGCGTGATCGCGGGCCACGGGCGTCTGGCCGCCGCGCGCAAGCTCGGTATGGACGAGGTGCCGGTGATCGAACTGGCCCACCTGTCGCCGACGCAGAAGCGCGCGCTGATCCTTGCCGACAACCGCATCGCGCTCGATGCGGGCTGGGACGATGAGCTGCTGGCGCTGGAATTCGCGGAACTGGCTGACGCCGGCTATGACCTGGCCCTGACCGGATTCAATGACGCCGAGATCGATGCGCTGTTGGCAGACGAGCTGGGCGAGGCCGAGGGCGACGATGGGCAGGGCGATCCAGAACCGGATGCAGCGGACGACGTGCCCGACACCGCTGCGGTGCCGGTGTCCCGGCCCGGCGACGTCTGGCTCCTGGGCGAGCACCGCCTGATCTGCGGCGATGCCACCGACAGCGCGGCGATTGCTGCCCTGATGGCAGGCCAGCAAGCCGCTCTGTGCTTTACCTCGCCGCCCTACGCCAACCAGCGCAACTACACCACCGGCGGTATCGCCGACTGGGACGTGCTGATGCGCGGCGTCTTCGGCAACCTGCCGATGGCAGGCGACGGCCAGGTGCTCGTCAACCTCGGGCTGGTCCACCGCGACAGCGAGGTCGTCCCATACTGGGACGCCTGGATCGCGTGGATGCGCACGCAGGGCTGGCGGCGCTTCGGCTGGTACGTCTGGGACCAGGGACCGGACATGCCGGGTGACTGGATGGGGCGCTTGGCCCCATCCTTCGAATTCGTTTTCCATTTCAACCGCGAGGCCCGGCGGCCGAACAAGACGGTGCCGTGCAAGTTCGCCGGCCGGGATGAACATCTGCGTCCGGATGGCACGTCGACCTCGATGCGGAGCCGGGACGGCGTTCGTGGGAGTTGGACGCACGAGGGCAAACTCACCCAGGACACCCGGATCCCGGATTCGGTGATCCGCGTGATGCGCCACAAGGGCAAGATCGGTCGCGACATCGACCATCCGGCGGTGTTCCCGGTGGCGCTGCCGGAGTTCGTGATCGAGGCGTACTCGAATGCCGGCGACATCGTGTTCGAACCCTTCAGTGGCAGCGGCACCACCATGCTCGCCGCCCAGCGCGCCGGCCGCCTGTGCCACAGCGTCGAGATCGCACCCGAGTACGTGGACGTCGCGATCAAGCGCTTCCAGCAGAACTTCCCCGAGGTGCCGGTGACGCTGCAGTCGAGCGGCCAGACCTTCGCGGCCGTTGCCGCCGAGCGCCTGGCGGGCGAGGAGGTGGTGCAATGACGGCCTCCTGGCTCGCAGGCAAGATCGAGCACTGGCCGATCCAGAGGCTCGCCCCCTACGCCGCCAACGCCCGGACGCACTCCGACGAACAGATCGCGCAGATCGCGGCCAGCATCGTGGAGTTCGGGTTCACCAATCCGATCCTGGCCGGCGGCGACGGGGTCATCGTGGCGGGGCACGGGCGCCTCGCCGCTGCCATGAAGCTGGGCCTGCAGGCGGTGCCGGTGGTGGTGCTAGATCACCTCAGCCCGACACAACGGCGGGCGCTGGTTATCGCGGACAACCGCATCGCCGAGAACGCGGGCTGGGACGAAGCCGTGCTGCGCGCCGAACTGGCCGCGCTCGACGCGGCGAACTTCGACCTGTCGTTGACGGGTTTCGATGCGGACGCACTGGCCGATCTGATGGACGGGGAGGAGGGCGACGGCCAGGCGGAAGAGTCTGCGCTGCCGGAGGTGCCCGAGGAACCGATCTCCCGTCCGGGCGACGTGTGGGTGTTGGGCCGGCATCGGCTGCTGTGCGGGGATGCGACCGTCGCGGAGAACTACGACAGGCTGCTACAGGGTGAACCGGCGGACATGGTCTTCACGGATCCCCCGTACAACGTGAACTACGCCAATACGGCCAAGGACCGGCAGCGCGGCACGAGCCGAGCCATCCTGAACGACAACCTGGGCAGCGGCTTCTACGACTTCCTGCTGGCGGCGCTGACGCCGACGATTGCCAACTGCCGCGGCGGTATCTACGTGGCAATGTCTTCCAGCGAACTGGACGTGCTGCAGGCTGCATTCCGCGAGGCGGGCGGGCGCTGGTCGACGTTCATCATCTGGGCCAAGGACCGCTTCACGCTCGGGCGCTCGGACTACCAGCGGCAATACGAGCCAATCCTGTACGGATGGGCCGAGGGGGCGCAGCGCCATTGGTGCGGCGACCGCGACCAGGGAGACGTCTGGCAGATCAAGAGACCTGCCCGCAACGACCTGCACCCGACGATGAAACCGGTGGAACTGGTGGAGCGGGCGATCCGCAATTCGAGCCGGCCGGGCGACGTGGTACTCGACGCGTTTGGCGGTTCGGGCACCACGCTGATCGCGGCGGAGAAGGCGGCGCGCGCGGCGCGCCTGATCGAGCTGGATCCCAAATACGTCGACGTGATCGTCAGACGCTGGGAGGAATACACCGGGGAGCCAGCTATCCGCGAGGCGCTGATCCGGTAGATTGTCTAGAACCGATCAGCCTGCGCGGACCACGTATCGGGTGTGGTCGCCTCTTCCGGATTGACGTACGAGGTGGAGGCGACCGGGTGTAGTGACCTCGATGCAAAAGTAGAGGTCTGCTGGTGCTCAGTTACCAGCTGTATGGGGAATTATTCCACTCGTACCGGGCTTCTCTTTGCCGATCGACCGTGCTTTCCGCTATGCGGTCCATCGCTTTGGAGGTAAAGCTGGAGTCACCGTAGCGGGTGCTTGGATCGTCGGCGGAGGTCTTCGTGTTGAAAAACTTGTTGGTATCGACGTACTGATCAATGTAGTCGAGCAATGCCGGGCCGACGTCTGGGCGGCTGTATTCCGAGAGGTATTGATTGACCTCCTCCGTCATGACATGCCGGACATTGCTCAGATTGGCATCCGGGTCCGGAGGACTGTGTCGGCTGCGTTGGAAAGGGGTCATGTTCGGGTGCAGATCATCGGCCTCTGCCAAGGTAAAGGCCGAGGGATGCGTCACCCAGGCATCCACGACGACCGTATCTCTTTCGCCCCAATATGGGTCGCGCGGGTCCCCGATCAGAACATACGCATGATCATCGCCGCCGTCGCTTGCACGCAGCAAGGGTGCGTTCAGCTGACGGCCCGCCAGCAGCGCGTAGCTGACATTCGCGTGCTCGGCGCAGTTGCCCGCTTGGTAACGCACAACTTCCTTGGCGTGCTGGATCGGATTCTGGCAATACGTTTCATCACGCAGCATGCTCCGACGCGCCCAGGATTCGCCTTCGGTATAGGTGACGTCAGGCTTCTGATTGCCCCCGCCGTAGGGCAGCATGCGCTTGACTTGCCGGATGGTCGTTTCGGCAATCTTGAGATTGTCCATGGTGTCCGAATCCACTCGCACTTTGCGTGAGCGAAACGAGCTCAGGCCGAATAGGCTTGGGTCGACGGATTTGTGAAGCTTAACGACCGACTCGCGGTGGAAATCGTCCAGGGGATCGGTAGGGCCTCTGCTGGTGAAATACCTGTCATGCGATCTGATTCGAGGCATGCTCAATCCTGTGCGTTTTTTGAGGGGGGGTAAATTCTCCGTGTTCTCCACCAAGGGCTCAGCGCAAAAATGCGCAAGGTTGTGCGTGAAGCCGAATGGGATGCCCGCGGGGCAGGTTCCATTCGAGTCAGAGCATGCCGACTTGCTCGATTTGTATGACGCGGGTGTGGGGATCCGGTGCCGTGACGGAGATAGTTGCTCTCCGGAACCATCTCGTTGCGGCACCTGAGTGAACGTGCTGCTCGACGGAGAAGCCAAGTTGTTTTTTGGTTTCTCCAGTCAGCCGCACCTAGTCGATGCAGGCCACATACCGTGCGTAGTCGCTACCCTCCGGGTTGACATACAGGGTGGGGCGGCCGGGTGCGGTGACCTCGATGCAGAAGTAGCTGCCGAGCTTGCCGCCGCCCTTGCCGCGCAGCCAGTCGCGGGACACCAGCAGGCTGCTCGCGAAATCGTCGAATTCAGATGTGGTGAGTTCCTTGATTTCGGTGACGTAGACCTCGGCGTATTCCTGGCCGCGCACTTGGCTCAGATCGGCCAGCTTGCGGGCAAACGGCAGGCTCTTGGCTAGCTTTTCGGTTTGGATGACGTTGTCGCCGATGACCACAGTGCAGGGGCAGCGTTTGATGGTGTTGCTCATGGTGTTCTCTTTGAAGTTGGCGTCGTCAATCACGACAACGACGTGAACGCGCTGTTCCGGCCACAAGCCAAGCGCTGTCCCCCGCTTGATGCGGGGCCGACGCTATCGCAGTCGGCCCCGTGCAGCATCAGGCCGGTTGGTCGCCGTCTTCGGTTTCGATCAGGTACACGCGTTCACCGTTGGCCGGCTTGTGGGAGGTGATGGTCAGCCCGAGCCGCTTCTTGAAGGTGCCGGCAAACGCGCCGCGCACGGTGTGGGCTTGCCAGCCGGTGGCCTTGCAAATCTCGGTGATCGTTGCCCCTTCCGGGTGGCGCAGCATTGCGATCACCTGGCCCTGTTTGCTGTTCTCGCGCGAGCGCGGTGTCTTGCGCGCCGGCTCGGCCTCTGGAGCGCGTTCTTCGGGCTGCGGTGCTTTGAGCCCCAGTGCGTTGTAGCCTTCAACTGCAACCAGCCAGTCGTCGCCGGCGGTGGCAATCAGGCCCCGTTTGGCCAAGCCTTCGAGCACCTTCTTGCGTGCCCCGCCTTTGATGTTGTCGGGGAACCATTCGATCTTGCCGCCGGTGTGCTGAATGGCGTAGGCGAGGATGGCGTGCTGTGCCGGGGTCAGTTGTTGCGTCGTCATGTTTGTTCCTTCGAGGTGGTTTGAACGTGTTGTGATGAACGCGCTGTTCGGCGGAGAAGCCAAGCGGTATTCGCTTTCGTGCTCACGGTCCGCCTGTGGACGCCCATCGCATCAAAATTCGTTTTCCAGCTCGAGTGTTCGGCTCGCTTCTTTATTGAGCGTTGACTTGAAACCTACGCTGCAGCCATTTGGTTGTCCCTTCAACAATGAGAGTCTTTTCTCGCTTCTCTTTCACTGCGCAACCCCGAGCGGACTCCGCTGAGCCCAAGAAGGCACCGGTGGCTGGCAGTCGCGGTGCTGCTGCTCGTCCGGCAGCCCTGGAAAAGTTGACTGCGTTTTCTAGGTCCAATGCTGCAAAGCAGGCGAACAGCTTCGTGCGATCTCCTCTTCCTCTCAGAGGAGATCGGTACAGCAGCGAGCCAGGAGTTCTCCCATCGGCAGGTCAATTCGACGCGCACATTTGGGATGAATTGCCCACGCAGATGGCACAGTGTGCGGTCGCACGTACCAGACAAGGCTTGGCTTTCCGTGCACGATTTGGGGCGGAATCCGCGCAGCACTATTCAGGCAGCTGTGTAGGCTTGTCAGCTGTATGGATTCGCCTCCACGAGGCGGCCCCGGCCACGCATGCCGTCAACCGAGTCAATACCGCCGGTTCATTTGATGGGATGGCACATGCCGAGGTTTATCAACGTGCCTACGAAGCGAATCGAACCGATATGCTGCGGGGACGGGCGTCGAAGCCTTCTGGTAAATCTGGCATGGCAAGACTTGATGCGATAGCGCAAGAACAGCCAAGCCAGATGTTGGGCTTAACCATTGGTGGCGAAGTGCATTCGCACAAAAGCGTGGGAAGCACTGCGCGTGTATTGACGGAGTTCCAGGGGTATGGCTTGTTAGCCGTACGCGGGACCGGATCGCGGGACGGAAACAGCCACGCGACCGCGTTGCATCGGCAACCGGGTAGCAATCACATCACTTTTTTTGACCCCAACCTTGGTGAGTTCCACATCCCGTTGCACCACACCAAGGACTTTCTGCAAGCGTATGCAGACATGCAACAAGGCCTTGGGCAGCCTGTCTCCCAATTCGATCTGCTTCCAGTAGGCGTACACGGGGCGATTCACAACACGCCACTGCAGGCGTTAGGTCATGTGCTGGCTCCGTGACGGTGGGACGTCATTGCAGTTCGGGGTGGTTCTGTAGTGGCTGAGCCGTGAGCGGCATCCCGTTTGCCCCTTCAAGGTGATTTGAAAGCGCTGTGCTGCACGGAAGCCAAGCGCTATCTGCAAAAGAACCAGCAAGATTCAGATGGGAATTTCGATTCGCGCCTACGCACGGCATCGGGGCGTGTCGGACGCCGCCGTGCGCAAGGCAATCGCTGCCGGGCGCATCACGCCGGAAGCGGACGGCACCATTGACTCGGACCGCGCCGACGCCGAATGGGCACGCAACACCGAAGCGCCGCGCAACGGCACGCGCACCAGGCCCGTTAGGGCCGCCGTGCCGCAGGATGGCGGGCAGACCCAGGACGGCCCGGCATCGTCGCCCACAGGCGGCACATCGCTGCTGCAGGCCCGCACCGTCAACGAGGTGGTCAAGGCGCAGACCAACAAGGTGCGCCTGGCCCGCCTCAAGGGCGAGCTGGTGGACCGCTCGCAGGCCATCGCGCACGTCTTCAAGCTGGCGCGTGCCGAGCGCGATGCATGGCTGAACTGGCCGGCGCGTGTCTCCGCGCAGATGGCCGCGACCCTGGGCGTCGATCCGCACACGATGCACGTTGCGCTGGAGTCCGCCGTGCGTGAACACCTGCAGGAGCTGGGCGAGCTGCGCCCGCGCGTGGATTGATGCTGGACGCGGATTACGAAGGCGNGCGCTGGAGTCCGCCGTGCGTGAACACCTGCAGGAGCTGGGCGAGCTGCGCCCGCGCGTGGATTGATGCTGGACGCGGATTACGAAGGCGCCGCCGAGCTCGAGCGCGCCTGGCGCGAAGGACTGATGCCCGATCCGGTGCTCACCGTCTCCGAGTGGTCAGACCGCCATCGCATGCTGTCGAGCAAGGCGTCGGCCGAGCCCGGGCGCTGGCGCACCAGCCGCACGCCGTACCTGCGCGCGATCATGGACTGCCTGTCGCCGACCTCGCCCATCGAGCGGGTCGTCTTTATGAAGGCCGCGCAGCTGGGCGCGACCGAGATGGGGTCGAACTGGATCGGCTACGTAATCCACCACGCGCCGGGTCCCATGATGGCCGTCTGGCCGACCGTGGAGATGGCCAAGCGCAACTCCAAGCAGCGGATCGACCCGCTGATCGAGGAGTCTGCGGTGCTGGCCGAGCGGATCGCGCCGGCCCGCTCGCGCGACTCGGGCAACACCATCCTCGCCAAGGAGTTCCGGGGCGGCGTGCTGGTCATGACCGGCGCCAACAGTGCGGTGGGTTTGCGCTCGATGCCGGTGCGGTACCTGTTTCTCGATGAGGTCGACGGCTACCCGCTGGACGTCGAGGGCGAAGGCGATGCGATCTCGCTCGCCGAAGCCCGGACCCGGACGTTTGCGCGCCGCAAGATCTTCATCGTGTCGACACCGACGATTGCCGGTGCCAGCACCATCGAACGCGAATACGACGCCTCCGACCAGCGCCGCTACTTCGTGCCATGCCCGCACTGCGACCACCGCCAATGGCTGCGCTTCGAGCAGCTGCGCTGGACCAAGGGGGAGCCGGAGACAGCCGCCTATATCTGCGAAGCCTGCGACGAGCCCATCCATGAGCACCACAAGGCGTGGATGCTGTCGCAGGGCGAATGGCGGGCGATGGCGGAAACCGGTGGCCGCACGGCGGGCTTTCACCTGTCCTCGCTGTACAGCCCGGTGGGCTGGCGCAGCTGGCGCGACATCGCTGCGGCCTGGGAGAGTGCGGTGAGCAAGGAGAGTGGATCAGCGGCGGCGATCAAGACCTTCCGGAACACGGAGCTCGGCGAGACCTGGGTCGAGGAGGGCGAGGCGCCCGATTGGCAACGCCTGCTGGAGCGCCGTGAGGACTATCCCATCGGCACCGTGCCGGCGGGCGGCCTGTTGCTCTCAGCCGGCGCCGACGTACAGAAGGACCGCATCGAGGTGTCGATCTGGGCCTTCGGGCGTGGCAAGGAAGCGTGGCTCGTGGAGCACCGCGTGCTGATGGGCGATACTGCCCGCGACGCAGTGTGGAAGCGGCTCGCCGAATTGGTCGAAGCGCAGTGGACGCACGCCAGTGGCGCAACGATGCCGCTCGCGCGCCTGGCGCTCGATACCGGCTTCGCCACGCAGGAAGCCTATGCCTTTGTACGCGCCTGCGGCGATGCCCGTGTGATGGCCGTCAAGGGCACGGCACGTGGCGCCGCGCTGATCGGCACGCCGACGGCGGTCGATGTCACGCGCAACGGCAAGAAGTTGCGCCGCGGCATCAAGGTCTTCACGGTGGCGGTCGGCATTGCCAAGCTGGAGTTCTACAACAACCTGCGCAAAGCCGCCGACGTGGCAGAAGATGGCGCGACCATCACGTTCCCGACCGGGTTTGTGCACCTGCCCAAGATCGACGCGGAGTTCCTGCAGCAGCTGTGCGCCGAGCAACTGATCACCCGCCGCGACCGGAACGGCTTTCCGATCCGCGGGTGGCAAAAGATGCGCGAGCGCAATGAGGCACTCGACTGCTACGTCTACGCGCGCGCTGCGGCGAGCGCTGCAGGTCTCGACCGCTTCGAGGAGCGCCACTGGCGCGAGCTGGAGCGGCAACTGGGGCTGGCGCCGCCACCTGAGACGCCGCCTCCAATCGAATTGCATTCCCCCACAGATGCCACCCCTCGCGGTGGCATCGCCGTTTCTGGCGTCCGTAAAACCGGCCGGCGCGTGATCAAGAGCCGCTGGCTGTCGTCCTGAGCACCCCGGTGCTCCTCATCCTGTTACCCGGAGTTCATCCCCCATGAGTTTGCAGACTCGCATCGAATCCCTTGTCCTGCGTCTGGCGTCGGAGTTCAAGACCATCCACGACCAGGTCGGCACACTGGCCCGGCTGTCGACCACGGACAAGACCAGTCTGGTCTCGGCGATCAACGAGCTGCGCGCGCAGTTCGACAAGATCGCCAACGCCGCGCTGATCGATGACGCCAACGCGGCGGGCACCACGACCACGTTCTCGGCCTCCAAGATCACCGGCCTGCTCGACGCGCTCAAGGCCGACCTGCTGGGCGGCGCCGACGCGGCCTTCGACACGCTCAAGGAGCTGCAGGAGGCGATCCTCAAGGACCAGAGCGGCATCGCCGCGCTGCTGGCCGCCGTGGACCGCCGCGTGCGCTTCGACGCCGCGCAGGCACTGACCGCCGACGAACAGGCCCAGGCCCGCCAGAACATCGGCGCGGTAGCGGCCGCCGCCATCGGCGACCCCGAGACCGACTTCGTGCCGGTCTTCGAGGCGGCCCTGACCGGCGCCTGATCCGGCGGCCATGTCGCTGACCGGAAACATCGCTGAGCTTGCCGCCGCAATTGCCCAGGAGGTCCGTGCCCGCGTCACCGCGGATCACCCGGGCTTGGCTCGCGCCTGGGTCTGTTTTGGCACGGCTGGCGACCAGGCGGTGATCCGGTCGGCATTCAACGTCCAGGGTGTCACGCGCCTCGCTACCGGCAAGTACCGCGTGGTCTTCGCCGAGCCGATGCCGGACGACAACTACTGCTGGCTCGCTTTCGCCCGCAACGCGGGCCGCCAGTCGTCCATGAAGTTCGCCGCCGCTCGCGTGCGCGCCGAGGCCAAGACGGCTGCGTTTGTGGAGGTCATCTGCACGACCGCCGCCGGGACGCTATCGGACTCGTCTGAAATCAACCTGATGGTTTACCGCTGAATGGCATACACCGAAGCGCAGCTGCAAGCGCTGGAGGCCGCGCTCGCCAAGGGTGAGCGCCGCGTCACCTTCCAAGACAAGACGGTCGAGTACCGCACGGTCGATGAGCTCAAGCTGGCGATCCGCGAGGTCAGGCGCGGCCTGTTCGAGCAGGCCGCCGAAACCGGCCTGTGGCCGGGTGCCCCGCGCCAGATCCGCGTCACGACCGGCAAAGGGTTCTGATGGCCCAGGCTGTATCTCGACCCTCGGTCCGAACATCCGGCGGCTGGTTCGGCCGGATCCGCAGCCTGTTCGGCCAGGCGCCGGTCCACGAGGCCGCCGGCAGGGGTAGGCGATCGCTCGCCTGGCGGCCCGGCAATCCGGGCGCAGTGGCGGCGCTGCTCGCCAGTGGCGAAGACCTGCGCATCAAGAGCCGGGATCTGGTCCGGCGCAACGCCTGGGCGCAGGCCGGCATCGAGGCCTTCGTCGCCAACGCGGTCGGCACCGGCATCAAGCCGCAGAGCCTGTCCACCGACGAGGCCTTCAAGGCCGACGTACAGGCGCTGTGGCGCGACTGGACCCTGGAGGCGGACGCCGCCGGCCAGACCGACTTCTACGGCCTGCAGGCGCTCGCCTGCCGCGCCATGCTGGAAGGGGGTGAATGCCTGATCCGGCTGCGCCCGCGCCGCCCCGAGGACGGCTTGACCGTGCCGCTGCAGCTTCAACTGCTGGAGGCCGAGCATCTGCCGATGACCCTGAACGTCGACCTGCCGTCCGGGAATGCGGTGCGCTCTGGCATCGAGTTCGACAACCTGGGCCGGCGCGTGGCCTACCACCTGTACCGGTCGCATCCGGACGATGGGCGGCTTGCGCCGATGTCGGGGCAGGGCGGGCTCGACACCGTGCGGGTCGACGCCAGCGAGATCATCCACCTGTACCGCGTGCTGCGGCCCGGTCAGATCCGGGGCGAGCCGTGGCTGTCGCGGGCGCTGGTCAAACTCAACGAGCTCGACCAGTACGACGACGCGGAGCTGGTGCGCAAGAAGACCGCAGCGATGTTCGCGGGCTTCGTCACGCGCCAGAGCCCCGAGGACAACCTGATGGGCGAGGGTTTGCCGGACGAGGCCGGCATCTCGCTGGTGGGGCTGGAACCCGGGACGCTGCAGATTCTGGAACCGGGCGAGGACATCAAGTTCAGCGATCCGGCCGATGTCGGTGGCTCCTATGGCGAGTTCCTGCGCACACAGTTCCGCGCCGTCGCCGCGGCGCTCGGCATCACCTATGAGCAGTTGACCGGTGACCTCACCGGCGTCAACTACTCATCCATCCGCGCGGGGCTGCTGGAGTTCCGCCGCCGCTGCGAGATGGTGCAGCACAGCGTGCTGGTGCACCAGATGTGCCGCCCGGTGTGGGCCGCCTGGATGAAACAGGCGGTGCTCTCCGGTGCGTTGGTTGCCCCCGGCTTCACGCGCGGCGGGGCGGCTCGCCGTCGCCAATACCTGCAGGTGAAGTGGATCCCGCAGGGCTGGCAGTGGGTGGACCCCGAGAAGGAGTTCAAGGCGATGCTGCTGGCCATCCGCGCCGGCCTGATGAGCCGCTCGGAAGCCATCTCGACCTTCGGCTACGACGCCGAGGACATCGACCGCGAGATTGCCGCCGACAACACCCGCGCCGACGAGCTCGGCCTCGTCTTCGATTCCGACCCGCGCCATACCGCCAAGGACGGTGCACCCGCCGCGTCCCCGGCCAACGCAGGCAAGCCCGTCGCCGCCTGAAGGATTTCCATGACCCTGTTGCCTCATCTGGCGACACGCCTGTTTGGCGTGCCGCTGGCGATTGATCGCCCCAAACTCGACGTGATCCTGTCGGTGCTCGGCCCCCGCGTGGGTCTGGCTGGCTTGGCGCCGCCGGGCGACTACACGCTGCGCAGTAGCAGCCCGGCCAACCAGAACCCGCAGATCGCCGTGATCCCGATCCACGGCACGCTGGTGCGGCGCACCGTGGGCCTGGAGGCCGAGTCGGGGCTGGCCAGCTACACCGCGATCGGTGAACAGCTGGACGCGGCCCGGGCCGACCCCGGCATCGCCGCCATCCTGCTCGATGTCGACAGCCCGGGCGGCGAGTCGAGCGGTGTGTTCGATCTCGCTGACCGGATTCGTGCTGCCGCCGCCGTGAAGCCGGTTTGGGCGGTGGCCAACGACATGGCGTTCTCGGCGGCCTATGCGCTCGCCAGCGCCGCGACGCGGGTCTTCGTTTCGCGCACGGGTGGGGTTGGCTCGATTGGCGTGATCGCCATGCATGTCGACCAGTCCGTCAAGGATTCTCGGGACGGCATCCGCTACACGGCGGTGTTCGCCGGTGCCCGCAAGAACGACCTTAACCCGCACGCGCCGATCACCGACGAAGCGCAGGCGCAGCTGCAGGCCGAGGTGAGCCGCATCTACGGGCTGTTCGTCGCGACCGTGGCCGGCTATCGCGGGCTGTCGGCCGAGGCGGTGACGGCCACCGAAGCGGGGCTGTTCTTCGGCCCGGACGCTGTCACCGCCGGCCTGGCCGACGCCGTCGGCACGTTCGAGGACGCGCTCGCCCAACTCACTGCATCCCTGTCTCCCACCGCGCCGGTCATGACGGCGCGCGGCGTTTCCCTCAACCCCCAGATGGACTGTTCCATGACCACCCAACCTGATCCCGCGGCTGCGGAAGCACCCGGTGCCACTGCCCAACCTCCCGTTGTTGCCTCGCCGCCTGCGCCGCAGGCAACCACCGTCGCCAGCCACACCGACGCCGTGGAGATCGCCCAGCTGTGCACGCTGGCTGGCCGTGCCGACCTGATCGCTGGCTTCCTCGAAGCACGCGCCACGCCCGAGCGCGTGCGCAGCCACCTGCTCGCCGCGCGGGCCGAGGCGTCGCCCGAGATCGCGAGCCGCATCGATCCGCAGGCGCCCGTCGTCTCGGCCGACGCCGGCCATCCCGCATCCCCCCGCAATCCATTGCTCCAGGCCGTCAAGAAGCGCCTGGGCATTCAGTAACCGAACTACATGCCTGTTCTTCAAGAACCCCTGAACCTGGGCGACCTCCTCAAGTACGAGGCGCCCAATCTGTACTCGCGCGAGCGCGTGACCGTGGCCGCGGGCCAGAGCCTGGCGCTCGGCACCGTGCTTGGCATGGTGACCGCCACGGGCAAGGTCAAGCAGCTCGATCCGTCCGCCACCGATGGCAGCCAGTACGCCGCTGGCGTGCTGATGCAGGAGTGCGACGCTCACCTGGCCGACCGTGACGACGGCCTCCTCATCGCGCGTCACGCCATCGTCGCCAGCCACGCGCTGCAGTGGCCCGCCGGCATCGCCGCCGTCGAGCAGCACGCCGCGATCTCTCAACTCAAGGCACTGGGTGTCCTGGTGCGCGTCGGGGCCTGATCGACCATGCAGAATCCGTTCACCAATCCCGCTTTCGCGATGGCCTCGATGACGGCGGCCATCAACCTGATTCCGAACCGGTACGGCAAGCTGGAGCAGATGAATCTGTTTGCGCCCAAGCCCGTGCGCACGCGCCAGATCATCGTGGAGCAGCGCGAGGGCGTGCTGACGCTGCTGCCGACGTTGCCGCCGGGCTCGCCCGGTACGGTCGGCACGCGCGGCCGGCGCAACCTGCGCTCCTTCGTCATTCCCCACATCCCGCACGATGACGTGGTGCTGCCCGAAGCGGTGCAGGGCCTGCGCGGCTTCGGCTCGGAAACCGAACTGGAATCCGTGTCGAACGTGATGGCCGAGCGCCTGGATACGATGCGCAACAAGCACGCCATCACGCTGGAACACCTGCGCATGGGCGCGCTCAAGGGCGAGATCCTCGACGCGGACGGCTCGACCCTCTACAACCTGTTCGAGGAGTTCCGCATCCAGCAGAAGGTGGTGAACTTCGAGTTGGGCGTCGACAAGACCGAGGTGCGGAACAAATGCACGGATGTGCTCGGCATGATCGAGGATTCCCTGCTCGGCGAAGTCATGACCGGTGCGCATTGCCTGTGCTCGACCGATTTCTTCAAGGCGCTGGTCAGCCATAAGAGCGTCAAGGAGGCTTATTCGCGCTGGCGTGAAGGCGTGGTGCTGATCAACGACATGCGAAGCGGCTTCGAGTTCGGCGGCATCACCTTCGAGGAGTACCGGGGGAAGGCGTCTGATGCGTCGGGCAAGGTGCGCAGCTTCATCGAACCTGGCGAGGCGCACGTCTTCCCGGTGGGCACCATCGACACCTTCAGCACCTACTTCGCGCCGGCTGACTTCAACGAGACCGTCAACACGCTGGGCCAGCCGCTGTATGCCAAGCAGGAGCCGCGCCAGTTCGGCCGAGGCACCGATGTGCACACCCAGTCCAACCCGCTGCCGATGTGTCTGCGGCCGGGCGTGCTGGTCAAGCTGGCGATGGGGTGACCATGGATATCGTGGCAACCCTCTACGAAGCCGCCGCCAATGCGGGTCTCCTGAAGGAGTGCGTTTGGCGGCCGTCCGACGGCAGCCCGCCGCGCACCAACATGGTGGGCTTTGCGGCCCCCGATGAGACGCTGCTCGATGGCCTGACAGTCAGCACCGAGTACGTGATGTCCTATCCCGCCACGATCTTTGCGGGGCTGGGTCCCCGCGAGACGGTCGAGATCGCTGGTGGGGTCTTCCACGTGCGGGAGCGGCGCGCGGTCGGCGACGGCTCCGAGATCCGCGCCAAGCTCACGCGGCTGTAACCCCGATGGCAGTCAACTCCGTCCGTGAGCGGATCCTGCTCGCGGTGATGGCGGCCGTCCGTGCACCGGCCCGGGCGGTGGGCGCCACGCTGCACCGGTCGCCGGCCGTCGCCATCGCGCGGGAGCAGTGCCCGGCGCTGGTGGTGTCTCCGGAGAGCGATGCCATCGCCAGCCGGGCCAACGACCGGGTCACGCGCGAACTGACCGTGCGGGTGACGGCGCTGGCCCGCGTGGTGCCGCCCGCCGCGCCGGAGACGGCAGCCGATGCGCTGCTGACCGCCGCGCACGCCGCGCTAATGGCCGACGTGAATTGCGGGGGCCTGGCGCTCGGCATCCATGAACTCGATTGCGAGTGGGACGTGGAAGACGCCGACGCCGTGGCCGCTGCGATTCCGGCGCGCTACCGCATCACCTACCGGACTCTGGCCGCCGATCTGGCGATGCCTGCCTGAAGCCGCCAATCCAGGCGGCAACCCGCACTTCGAGCGCCCCGTTCGGGCAGCGTTCATGCCCGTACCCATTTCTGCGTCACGCAAGGAAATTCCCCCAACCATGAGTACCTACGCCTCCTTCCAGGGGCGCGTCTACCTCGGCAAGCGCGATGCCGCGGGCGTGCCCTTCGAGGTGCGCTCGCCCGGCAACGTGGCCGAGCTGAAGCTGTCCCTCAAGACCGACGTGCTGGAGCACTACGAGAGCCAGTCCGGCCAGCGCACGCTGGACCACCGGATGGTCAAGCAGAAGTCGGCCACCCTGAACCTGACCATCGAGGAGTTCACCCGCGACAATCTCGCCCTGGCCCTGTACGGCAACCACGTCACCGGCGACGCCGGCGCGGTCAACGACGAGCCTGTCGGCGGCGCGGAGCCTATGGTGGGCGACCGCTACTTCCTGGCCCACCCGAAGGTGTCGAAGCTGGTGATCAAGGACAGTGGCGCCAAGCCCGCGACGCTGGCCGCCGGTGCCGACTACACCGGCGACCTGGACTTCGGGTCGATCCAGTTCCTGCGCCTGGATGATGGCGGCTCGCCGCCGGTGCCCTACGTGAAGCCGTTCAAGGCGAGCTATGCCTTCGGTATGACCACCGAGATCGGCATCTTTACTCAGCCGCTGCCCGAGCGGTACCTGCGCCTGGAGGGCCTGAACACCGCGCAGGGGAATGCCAAGGTGCTGGTCGAGCTGTACCGGGTCGCCTTCGATCCGCTCAAGGAGCTCTCGCTCATCTCGGACGAGTACAACAAGTTCGAGATGGAGGGCTCGCTGCTGGCGGATCCGACCAAGCCGTTCGACGCGGTGCTCGGCCAGTTCGGCCGCATCGTGCAGCTGTGAGGGCGGCCATGGACGATCTGGACAAACTCATCCCGCAGCCGGCCGAACTTGTCGTGGGTGGGGAAACACTCGCCATCCAGCCGCTCAAGGTGGGCCGGCTGCCGGCCTTCCTGCGCGCGATCTCGCCGACGCTGCAGCAGCTCAAGGCGCCGCAGATCGATTGGCTCGCGCTCTTCATCGAGCACGGCGACGATCTGCTGCAGGCCGTCGCCATTGCGGTGGACAAGCCCCGCGCGTGGGTCGATGCGCTTGCAGCCGACGAGGCGATCCTGCTGGCGGCCAAGGTGGTCGAGGTGAACGCGGATTTTTTTACCCGGACGGTGCTGCCGAGGCTCGACGGCCTGTTCGCACGGGTGACGCAGGCGGCGTCTGGTTCGACGTCATCGGCCGCCTGATCGAGCACGGCCACCGGCTGCCCGACATCCTCGGCTACACCCTGGCCCAGGTGCGTGGTTTCTTGGGCGCCGCCGTCCGCGCCGACGCTGCGCGTGACGCGCGGTTACTGTCGCTGATCGCCATCGGCTCACGGGGCGATGCACGCAATCTCGAGCGCACGCTCGACCAGCTTACCGACAAGGCAAACAGCCATGCGGATTTCCGTTCGAATCGATAGCGCTGCCGCGCAGGCCCAACTGCGCCGCTGGGCGGGGGAGCTCCGTCCCAAGGTGAAGAGGGCGGTCGCGCAGGCTATGGCCGGTGAGGCGACCGAACTTCGGCAGGAGATGCGCGATCACGTCGCCGGCCAGATGCGGGTGGTGAAGCGCTCGTTCCTCAAGGGCTTTACGGCCAAGGTGCTGGACAGGGACCCGAAGCGATTGCCGGCGCTCTACGTGGGTTCGCGTGTGCCGTGGTCAGCCATCCACGAGCGGGGTGGGGTGGTCGCCGGCCGGCTGCTGATTCCGCTCTATGGGCGGGTCGGCCGGAAGCGCTTCAAGGCGCAGATCGCCGAGCTGATGCGGGGCGGCAACGCCTACTTCGTGAAGAACGACCGGGGGAATGTGGTGCTGATGGCCGAGAACATCGGGGAGCACGATCGTCCGCTGGCGGGCTTCAAGCGTCGCTACCGCAAGGCTGAGGGCCTCAAACGCATCAAGCGCGGCGCGGACGTCCCGATCGCGGTGCTGGTGCCGCGTGTCGTGCTCAGGAAGCGGCTCGATATTGATCAACTGGTGGCGCGGCGCATTCCGCGCCTGGCAGCTGCCATCGAGGCGCACATCCGGCAGCTGGGCTGAACGGTGTGCGCCTCGTGGCGGCAGGCGGTGCCTGCCGGTGAATCAGGCGATCAGGAATTTGTCGCGGTTCTTGCCGATCCAGGCGGGGGCGCGGCCACGGCCGGTCCACGTGGCGCCAGTCTTCGGGTCGCGGTATTTGGGGGCCGGTGCAGTTTTGGGGCCGCGCTTGCCGCCGCGCTTCGGTGCTAGGCCGATGTCCTCGGCGGTCAGGCCGTAGTCCTGCACGACCTGCCGCACTTGCGCGGTGATCTCGGCCAGCTCTTTCTGGCGGGCGGCTTCGAGTTGCTCTTCGAGCTTGTTCTTTTGAGCAAGCAGGTCTTTGTAGGTTGCCATGTGGTTTCTTCCCGAAAGATCGTTGTATTTGAAATAACCGAGGCAATGACCGCCAATGCTAAATCGCAAAGACGTACATGCCATCGGATGGGGAAATTTTAGCTGCAACTTAAACGCGCTGCGTGTGCGGTGCAGCAAATATTTCAACAAATGAGAAAGTATTGAACATTCCGGCCGAACCCAACGGCGCTTGGATCGGGCTGCCATAACGCGGCGTTGTCGCGCGAAGCTTTAAAGGAGCACCCCATTCGCTTTGAATTGGGTGCGTCGTCAGCGGAATGTGGTTCTGTGTTGTTCCGCGACATCCCGGGTTCGACCTCCTGTTGTGCCTGTTCATTTGGGTTGCCAGAGGAACGCCAATTCCTTGCACCTGACTTCTGCCGCCGCCCTGCGGCTCAGCTCCACAACACCCCCTCGCTGAAAAGCCGTCGCGCCCGTCGCTCCTTCGCCCGGCGGTCGCGCCGCTACACGCCTCTTGATGTTCCTCGGGCCTCGGCACTCAACGCTGCCTCGATCCGATGGCTTGCCGCCGGCCGGGGCGACTGGCCTTCTCAAAGCCAAGAACATGAAAACAACTATCACCCTCGACACCAACGACTGTCGGATCGGGCACGCAGGTCAGTCGTCCACGATCCACGCGGTTGTGGCGTGGAGCAGGGCCGCACGCGGCGGCCGGCAGTTCGACCTGCTGGCTGCCCTGACCGAGCCCACAGCCTGTTCTTCCGCCTATGGCCTTTGCGAGTAGCAGGGTATGGGCGCCTATTACAACGAGATCGATCCGTATGCAGCCGCATGGCTGCGCAACCTGATCGCCGCCGGCCACATCGCGCCGGGCGATGTTGATGAACGAGACATTCAAGATGTGCGACCCGAAGACCTACGGGGCTACAAGCAGCACCACTTCTTCGCTGGTGTCGGCGCTTGGTCGCTGGCACTGCGCCGCGCAGGCTGGGCCGATGACCGCCCCGTGTGGACAGGATCCTGTCCGTGCCAGCCTTTCTCCCAGGCAGGCAAAGGACTTGCGTTTGCTGACGAGCGGCACCTGTGGCCAGCCTGGTACCACCTCATCCGCGAGTGCCGACCTGCAGTTGTTTTTGGAGAGCAGGTTGCGAGCAAGGGCGCAGACGCTTGGATCGACCTTGTACAGGATGACATGGAAGCCGTGGACTACGCCGTCGGGGCGGTCCCGTTTCCGGCTGCGGGCGTCGGTGCCCCGCACATCCGCGACCGACTCTACTGGGTGGCCCACGCCGACGGCGGCGCTGGGGGCAAAGGGCGTGAGGTCGTTCGCGGGCGGCTTGGCAGAGGCGATGCGCAACCATGGGCCCGATCTCGCGGCGGCCGTGTGCTTGACGGGATGGCCAACGCCGATGGCGGGTACGCCTGCGAGGAACGGCAACAACGCAGCAGGCAACAACGACAGCAGCCGCAAGACGGTGGCATTGGTCTCGGGCTGGGCCACGCCGAGCGCAAGAGACTGGCACTCGGCCAGTGGCTCGCCGGAGTTCCTCGCGAAACGAGCGGAGCAGACCCGAGGCAAGCCACTGAGCGAGCAGGCATTCACCCTGTTGCCGGGCCCGGCCCGACGAACGGTCTCTGGCGAGATGCTGACTGGCTCCTGTGCCGCGATGGACGCTGGAGGCCAGTTGAACCCGGCACATTCCCGCTGGTTGATGGGGCTCCCGCCCGAGTGGGACGCCTGCGCGCCTACGGCAACGCTATCTGCGCTTCGGCGGCGCAAGCATTCATCGAATCAGTAGTGGAGTGGCTGTAACCACAACGACTTCGTAGAAAGACGGACTGGATCGAGCCGTGGATTCCGAATCCGATGCAAGCGTTGAACGCTCAGGCTTCCCATGGGTTGATGAGCTGGATGTCGAGCCCCGCGAAATCCTTGGTGTTGCGCGTGACCAGCGTGAGGTCGTGTTGCAGGGCGGTCGCGGCCAGCAGGCCGTCGATGGAGGGCAGTGGGCGGCCAGCCGAGGACATCAGCCGGCCCCAGCGGTCGGCGGTATGCGCATCGATGTCGAGCAATCGGCCGAGAAAGTAGTTCGGCAGTTCCACTTCGAGCCAGTCAATCAGGTGCTGGCGGCGCACCGCGTCGTCCAGCCGCTCGATGCCTTTGCGAATCTCGCCCAGGGTCAGCACGCTCAGATAGAGCGACTGGCGCGGGCGGTCCTGCATCCAGGCCACCACGCGCGCATCGGGCGCTTTGCGGCGCAATTCGGACAGGACATTGGTGTCGATCAGGTAACTCAAAACTCGACCTCGCGCGGCAGGCTACGCTCGCGCTCAAAGACGACATCGTCCTGGTCGGCCAGCGGGGATTGGCGCATGAAGCTGACCAGCGACTCACCGCCGCCGCTCAAGCGATCGAACAGTGCGCGCGAGATCACCACCGCCACCGGGCGGCCATGCACGGTGATTTCCTGCGGGCCATCGTCTGCCGCTCGCTTCACGACATCGGAAAACCGCGCCTTGGCGGCCTGCATTTGCCAGCTTTGCATGGTGGGCCTCCTTTCAGGGATCGATAAATTATGACCTGACAGGTCAGATTTGTCGTCACTATAAACGAAACGCCAACGCATGTCCCAACGCATCTCCATCCTCGTCGCCCTCGACGGCGCCGACGAGGGGCTCAAACGCGCCATTACATCGGCCGAGCGCAGCCTCGGCGAACTGGCTGCATCGGCCAAGACCGCAGGCGACAGGGCAGCAGCTGGCCTCGCGCAAGTGAAAGCCGGCGTATCCATCATCAGCGAACAGGTCGCTACCGCCAGGACCCAGGTGCTCGCCTTCCTGTCGATCAACTGGGCCGCCGGCAAGGCGGAGGAGATCGTTCAGGTCGCCGACGCCTGGAACATGATGGCCGCGCGCCTGAAGCTGGCGACCGCCGGCCAGCGCGAGTTCACCACCGCGCAGACCGCACTGTTCGACATCGCCCAACGCATCGGCGTGCCGATTCAGGAGACCGCCACGCTGTACGGCAAGCTCCAGCAAGCGGTGCGCATGCTGGGGGGCGAACAGCAGCAGGCGCTCACCATCACCGAGAGCATCTCGCAGGCGCTGCGTATCTCCGGGGCGTCCGCCAACGAGACGCAATCGGCGCTGCTGCAGTTCGGCCAGGCCCTGGCGGCGGGCGTGCTGCGTGGCGAGGAGTTCAACTCCGTTGTCGAGAACAGCCCCCGACTGGCGCAGGCCCTGGCCGATGGGCTAAACGTCCCGATCGGCCGCCTGCGCAAGATGGCAGAGGAGGGGCGGCTCACCGCCGATGTGGTCGTCAATGCGCTGCTGTCCCAGAAGAACAAGCTCGCCACCGAATACGCCCAGTTGCCGGCGACGGTCAGCCAGGCGTTCGAGCGGCTGCGTAATGCCTTCGGGCAATACATCAACCGGGTCGACCAGGCTACCGGCTTCACCGCCAAGCTGTCCGAGGCCCTGACGTGGCTGGCGCAGAACCTCGACACGGTGATGCGCTGGCTCACACGCATCGCCGAAGCCGGGTTGGCCGTGCTCGTCTACCGGCTGCTCCCGGCCCTGATTACCGCGTGGCAGACCGCAGGCGCCGCCGCCGTCACGGCAGCGAGCGCCACCTCCGCTGCCTGGGCCACGGCCAACCTGTCGGTGTCGGCCGCCATCGCCAGCGTTGGCGTGCTCTGGACCGGCTTCGCCACCCTGGGCGCCTTTCTCGTCGGCTGGGAGATCGGCACGTGGCTGTCGGAGAGGTTCGAGATCGTGCGCCGTGCCGGCATCCTCATGGTCGAGGTGCTGATCCGGTCGGTCGAGGAGCTGCGCTTTCACTGGGAGGTGTTCGCCGCCATCTTCACGTCCGACACCATCGCGGAGGCGACCAAGCGGCACCAGGCGCGGCTGGGCGACATGAACCGGATCTTCGCGCAGATGGTCGCCGATGCTGGCCGGGGCACCGACGCGGCCAAAGGCGCAATGAACGCGGCAGCCGGTGCCGCCGAGGAGATCGCCAAGCGCCTGGAGGCGGTGCGCCAGGGCACGCAGGAAGCGGTCGGCCGCGGCGCAGAAGCCGTCCACACGGCCCTGGAGAAACTCAAGTCCCGGATCGGCGAGGTCGAGCAGGCAGTCTCCAAATCCAGCCAGACCGTGAACGACGCCACCGCCAGGATGGCCGAGGCGTACAAGGGACTCGGCTCCATGGTCGAGGGTTACCTGCAGCGCCAGGTCGAGGCGGTCAAGACGCGCTACCAGCAGGAGCAGGCGGCGCTGGAGCGCTCGGGTCAGGCGCAGGCGGTGCAGATCGCCCGCTCGACCCAACTGCTGGTCGAGGCGCTCACGCAGCAGACGGCGTTGCGCCAGCAGGCTGCGACCGATGCGTTGAAGCTGATCGATGACGAGTCGCGCGCCCGCGTCGACGCCGCCGCGCGTGACGGCAAGACCGAGGCCGAGCGTGCGGCCAACGTGCAGCGGGTCGAGAACGAGATCCTGGCCGCGCGCCGGCAGACCCTGACCCAGGCGGTCGCAGAATACCGCCAGCACATCGACGCGCTCAACGCCGAGGCGAACCGGCATCTGGCCGAGGTCCGGCGCATCGAGGACGACAAGCGGCAGTTGTCGATGTCGACCGAGGAGCGCATCCGCGACATCCGCCGCGCGGGGCTATCGGACTACGAGGCCCAGGAGGACCGCAAACGCCAGATCGCCGAGTACCAAGCCAGTGCTCGCGCGGCGCTGGCCGACGGCGAATTCGACCAGGCCCGCCAGCGCGCCAGCAAGGCCATGGACCTGGCTGCCCAGGTGGCGAGTACGCAATCGAGCGAAGCCAAGCGCGCGGAGGATGCGCGCCGGCAATCCGAGCAGGCTGTCTCGCAGGTGGTCCAACTGGAAGCCCAGGCGCGGGAGGCAACCGGCCGCCGGGAGTATGCACAGGCCGAAGCCCTGACGCGGCAGGCGGACGAGCTGCGCGCGCAATCGGCACAGCAGGCGGCGAACGCCGACGCCCAGGCGGTGCAGGGCAAGGCCGCCGTCAACGAAGCCATCGGCCGCATCCGGGATTCGGAGACCATCCTCAATCAAACACTGGATGCGGAGGCCCTGGCGCACCAGCGCGCCGCGCAGTCGGCGGTGTCGGCCCGGCAGGGCATCCAGCAGACGCTGGCCCAGACCGACAGCCAGATCGCCCAGCTGACGGCCAAGCTGCAGCAGGGGCTCAAGGTCACCATTGATGCGGATACCCAACGCTTCGACAAGGCCATCGCCGATCTGGACAAGGCGCTCGCCGAGCGCGAGCGGCTGGTGGTCATCAAGGCCGATCTGGAGCAGGCCGAGAAGACGCTACAGGACTACGAGCAGCGCCTCAAGGAAGGCAGGACCCTGCCGGTCGATGCCGACGTGTCCAAGGCACTCGCCTCGCTCGACAAGCTCAATGCCTACGCCCGAGAGAATTCGCAGCTGGAGCTGCGCGTTGCCACCGAGAAGGCGCGTGCCGCGATCGCCAACGTCGAGGGCATGCTGCGTGCGCTGGACCGCGTGCAGACCGAGTCACGCCACCGTGTGGCCAGCAATGTCGATGCGGTGCGCGCCGAGGTCCAGAGCCTGAACGGCATGAACACGTCCAGCACGCACACCATTGCCGTACGCCGAGTCGAGGCGAATGCGGCGGGCGGGGTGGTCGGCGGCGGGGTGCGGCAGTTCGCCGATGGCGGGCCGGTCGCGCCTGCCTTCCCGCGCATGAATGGCGGTTCGGTGCCGGGCACCGGGGACCAGGACACCGTGCCGCGCACGCTGGACGCCGGGGCGTTCGTGATCCGCAAGGCCGCCGTGCGCAAGTACGGCGCCGGGACGTTGGCGCAACTGGCCAACGGCGTGGCCCGTTTCGCCACCGGCGGGGCGGTGCTGTTCGGGGGACGGGGCGGCAGCCAGCCGGGCGGAGGCAAGCGCAACCGTGACGTGGTCGAGGCCCGCCAGATGATCGACCTCGGCCTGCAGGGCATGGGTGACTACGCCTCCTGGGCGCAGCACCAGGGTGGGGCCTGGGTTAGTTCGGACATGCGCTCGCGCACGATGACGAACTACGGGCGGCAGGCCGAGCATGACCGGCAGTCGCTCGATGGGCTGGCCGAACGCAAGCAACTGACCACCGCCGAGCGCCAGACCATCGAGCGCATCAAGACCACGTGGCGTCAGGCCATGGCCCAGCCGATGCTGTGGGGCAAGGATCTGGAGCGCGACCTGCTCGACTACATGGAGCAGCACCAGGGCGAGTTCTACCGCGACGGCGGTGTGGCGCCTTCCGACACCGTGCCCGCCATGCTGACACCCGGCGAATACGTCGTGAACCGGCAGGCGGTGGAACGCCACGGCGTGGCGTTCTTCGATGCCATCAACAATCTGGCGCTGCCCGCGCGGGCGCTGGCGAACACAGTCCGGGGCTACGCCACCGGCGGGCTCGTCCAGCCGCTGGCGGGCATGGCGGCCAGGGCGTCGCAAGCGGTGTCTGGCGCCTGGAAGGGGGCGGATCCTGCGGCGGCGCTGTCGCAGGTGCTGGCCACCTCCATGCGCGCGCCGGTGCCTGCCTACGCGGCAGAGGTGGCGCCGGCTCGCACCATCCGCGTGGAACTGGCCTCTGGCGGCCGCACGGTCGCCGCCACCATCGACGCCCGCGACGAAGCGCGGCTGCTCGAACTCCTCAAAGAAGCCCAATCCCGGGCGCTGTAACTCCGATGCAATTGAAGAACCTGACGGACAGCGCGGTCCTCGCGCTGCCCGATGACCTGCTGTGGACGGACGAACACGCCTGGACACCCGCCGTGGCGGCGGTGTCGTACCTGCTGACCGGCGCGCTGCTGGTCGAGTCGGCGGCCCGCCAGAAGGGGCGGCCCCTCACGCTGGTGGGCGCCGCCGACATGGCCTGGGTGACCCGCGCGACGGTGAACAGGCTGTATGCGTGGGCGGCCAATCCAGGCAGCCGTTTCGAGCTGACGCTCGCCGATGGCCGTGCTTTCACGGTGGCCTTCCGGCACCACGAGACCGCCATCGAGGCCGAGCCGGTGACTGGTTTCCCGGCGCGGCGCGAAGGCGACTTCTATCGGCTGATCGTGCGCTTCATGGAAGTGTGAAGGTGATTGCCTTCTCGCGATCGTCAGTCCAGCAGGTGCTCAGGTTCTTGGCCTTGCAGCGCTCATAGGCTTTCTGTCCGAGCAATTCGCGCGTCTTGCGCAGATTCTTGTCGGTCACGGTTTCCCCGCGCACGGTGTTGTCGCGCCAGCCGCAGTAATACTTCTTGTCGGCCTCCTCGACATCGCGTCGGAATCGCACAACATCGTGCGGCTTGACCTCATGGTCGGCCGGTACCGTTGCCGGGATGTGTCCAGCGAATGTCTCGAAGAACGCTTTTGTTGAGAACCGGTTGTCCGGGTTGAACACCAGGCCGAGCGCGTCGCACAGTGCCCTGTAGTCGGCGTTTTCCAGGCGCGGATCGATCTCAAAGCCCGGCCTCACCTCGACCTCAAACGCAACGTTGTAGCCCCGCGCGCCGAACAGCAGCAGATAGGGCGATTCGTCGATGAAGAAAAACACATCGAAGCTCACTCGCCCGTGCCGGTAATCGAACCGGATGCGCTCCAGTTTCTGTGCCCGCATGTCCTTGTACAGCGGTGCCAGTTCATCAAGTTTCATCGTCACCTCCAGAAGGAAATCCAACCAGAATGGCAATTCTGACAGGGGATATCAAACTCCTGGCCGCCGAGCGCCTGCTCGACACCCCCGATGGCGGCGGCCGCATGACCGGCCACGTCGTGGTCGACGGCCAGTCGAACAACCTGTTCCCCGACATCTCCGAGCTCGATCGCACCTATGGGCGCGTGTCGCTGCGCAAGTCCTTTGTCGGGGTGCTGACCGACTCGACCGACTCGTACTACGGCGCCCACGCGATCCTCGCCGAGGCGCCGACCGACCCGCGCGTCTCGGTTACGCTCTTCACCACCAAGTCGTGGACCGACCGGCGCGATGCCGCCAAGGACCGCGTCGAGCGGTATCTTGCGCGCGGCGTTAAATGGCCCGGCCAATTGCTGGAGCGGCAACTCACCGGCCAGCGTGCCATCACGCTGCTCTTGAAGCCGTCTGATTCGCTGCCGCGCGTGGGACAGGCGCTGGTGCTGGTGCAGGACGAAGCCAAGCCGACCGAGACCGAGCAGTACGTGCGGGTCACGCGGATCACCACGACCGAGCGGGAGTTCACCGTCAGCGAGGGCGGCAGCACCGTCAAGTTCTCCGCCATCGTGGCGACCTGCGAGATATCCGATCCGCTGCGCAGTGATTTCGAGGGGCCGGCACCGTCCAACCGGGATGACGTCTCGGCCAAGGCCGTGGTGCGCGACACGATCGTCGCCAACGCCGCTGTCTACTACGGCATCGCCCCCACCGTGGCCGAGGCGAGGGTGGGGGACCTGCGCGTGCAGGTGCCGGGCCTGTTCGGGCAACTGGTGCCGTCCGCCCAGTCGGAGACGCCGCTGGTGGACCTGAACGCCGCCGGCCAGGCGGTGCCGCTGCTGGAGAGCGGCAGCGGCGTGCTCACCTACACCGCCAACGGCCAGGTCGCCAGCGGCCGCAACCTCTACCTGGGCAACCCTCTGGTGCCGGGCAGTCTGCGCATTGCTGGTGGCGGCTACACGTTCACCGACACGGCGGGCCAGCTCAAGTCCGGCACGAGCACCATCGGTACGGTCGACTACGCCAGAGGAATGCTGTCCTTTAAGGATGGCACGCCTGCGTTTGGAGGCAACTTCGAGGTCAGCTTCCGGCCGGCGGGAGCCCCCACCCGGGTGGCGGATACCGCCGCGATCGGCATCGCCCAGGAGAACCGCGGCTACGCCTACACCATCACGCTGTCGCCGCCGCCCAAGCCGGGGGCGCTGATCGTGTCCTACATGGCGCAGGGCAAGTGGTACGACCTGCGTGACCAGGGAGATGGAGCAATCAGGGGGAGCGATTCGTCGTTCGGGGCCGGGACGCTGGACTATGTGACCGGCTCGGTGATCCTCACAACCGGCGTGCTGCCGGATGCCAACACGGCCATCCTCTTCGCCTGGGGGAGTGCGGCCAGCTACTTCAACCGGGTCGCGGCGCCGGTGGAACCACCCACCGTGCGCCACACCGTGGCACGTCCGGGCATCGCGCCGGGCACGCTGCGTATCACGTGGACGGATGGCGCGCGCCAGCGTGTGGCGACCGACGACGGGCACGGGGTGATCACGGGAGACGGATCGGGCACCGTGCGCTATGCGCGCGGCGAGCTGGTCTTTCGGCCCGCTGTACTGCCCGCTGGTGGCGCGGAACTGACCCTCGACTACGAGTGGGGGCCGCCGCAGGAAGCGAACTTCGCGCACCCGCTGCGCAACGCCGATGGCACCGTCACGGTCCGGCTGCCGCAGACCGACATCCGCCCGAACACGGTCGAGCTCGAGTTCAACCTGCTGATCGAGAACTACCAGTCGATCTCGGGCACGCCCGCCGAGATGCAGGTGGTGCAGCGTGTCGACCCGATCAAGATCGCGCGCGACACCGGAGGCGGGGCGTTTGATGCTGCCGTGGTCGGCCGGATCGACTACGTCACCGGCACCATCACCTTCCGGCCCGACACGACAGTCAACATCCCGTTCGCGCGCTACAGCGTGCAGCAGCTGGGCTGGACGGTGGAGGGCACTGAGCGCAAACCGGTCTACCGCAATACGTTCAGCCACTGGGAATACAAGCCAGCCGGCGCAGCGATGCCCATCGATGAGTCGGGCTACGTCAAGGTGCGCTATCGCGCCGCCGACGCGGCGAGCGCAGCCACCGAGACCGTGACGCTCGCCCAGCTGGAAGTCGACCTGACCGACCACTACGCCGAGGCCATCGTGCCCGGCAGCCTCCGCTTCGGCCTGGGCGGCAAGGTCTACGTAGACCGGCTCGGCTCGCTGGTGACCGACATCAACGCCAACACCGGGGCGGGCACCCAGGCCGGCACCATCGACTACGCCTCGGGCCGGGCGCTGCTGACCGTGTGGCAGCCGGGCGCGGGCAACGTGGTGTCGATGCAGTCGCTGCTGACCGAACTCGGTGGCCAGCCGGTCGATGAGGTGGTCTTCCGCGTGCCGGCGGCGCCGGTGCGACCGGGTAGCCTGCAGATCCGCGCCGTGCCCCTGACCGGTGGCCAGATCACGGCCACCGCCAACGCGGATGGCACCATCGCGGCGGCGGGCATGCTCGGCACGGTCGACTACCAGACCGGCGTGGTGCGCGTGCGCTTCGGACGCTTCGTGCCCGCTGCCGGCCGGGAGGGCGAGATCTGGTATAGCGCCGATGCCGTGCGCAACGGCCAGATCTTCCAGCCGCTACCGGTGCTGGCCGACACGCTGCGCTTCAACGCGGTGGCTTTCACGTACCTGCCGCTGTCGGCCGACGTGCTCGGGCTTGATCCGGTCCGGCTGCCGCTCGATGGCAAGGTGCCGATCTTCCGCACCGGAGACGTGGCCGTGGTGCACCACACCGCGACCACGCCGTTTCCCGCCAATGCGCGCGCAGGCGACACGCTGGACGTCGGCCGCGTACGCCTGGCCGCCCTGCGAGTGCTGGATGCCGATGGCAAGCCGCTCTCCACGGACCGGTACACCGCCGATCTCGACGCGGGCACGGTGGTACTGCGGGCGATGCCCGCCGGCCTGGCGCAGCCGCTGGTGGCCGAACACCGCATCGAGGACATGGGCCTGGTCTCGGACACGCAGATCAACGGCGTGCTGACACTGACGCGCCCGCTGACCCACGACTATCCCGCGCGCGACTCGCGGGTGTCGTCGGCACTGATCATCGGCGACCTGCAGGCCCGTGCCCACACGCTGTTCGCGCAGCAGACCTGGACGGGAGAGTGGAAGGACGTGCGCATCGGCGCCAACACCATCGCCCAGTACAACGAGACGGTGTACCCGGTCGCGGTCACCAATCGCGGCGCCATCGAGGAGCGCTGGGCGCTGATCTTTACCAACACCAACGAGTTCCGCGTCGTCGGCGAGTCGGTCGGGCAGATCGCCGTGGGCAACACCGCCACGGATCTCGCGCCGATCAACCCCGAGACCCATGCGCCGTATTTCACGCTGCGCGCGGGCGGCTGGGGGGCAGGGTGGGCTGCCGGCAACGTGCTGCGTTTCTCCACGGCTGCAGCCAACTTCCCCATCTGGATCGCGCGCACAACGCTGCAGGGACCTGCCACGCAGACCAGCGACGCCTTCCAGATCCAGATTCGCGGCGACATCGATCGCTGACTTTTATCTCCATGACCATCAAGTATTTCCAGTCCAACCAGACCGGCGCGCCGCAACTGAGCGGCCAGCGCGGGACCCTGATCGCCGTGCTCAACGCCTGTCTCGGCAACGGCTTCAACCTGCGCACGCTGACCGCGATCACCCGCGAGGGCACGGTGGCCACTGCCACGGCCGACGCCGGCCACGGCTTCCGCGAGGAGGACATCGTGCTGATCGCGGGGGCCAACGAGGCAGCCTACAACGGCGAGCACCGCATCCGCAATGTGACCACCAACACGTTCCAGTTCGATATTGCGGCCGACGCGGCGGCGCGCGCCACCGGCATCCTGACCGCGAAGATCGCTCCACTGGGATGGGAGATGCCATTCTCGGGCGAGGACCGCGCGGTCTACCGGTCGCGCGACGTCACCAGCAACCGCCTGTTCCTGCGCATCGATGAGACGCCGCTCGCGGGCGACGGCAACTACGGGCGCGGCCCGCGCACAGTGCTGGCGCAGATGTGGGAAGTGCTCAACGACGTCGACAACGGCACGGGCCGCGCCGAGACGATGTGGCGCAAGGCACAGAACGACAACGCGACGACGCGCCCCTGGGTGCTGGTGGGCGACAGCAAACGCTTCTGGCTGATGGTGAACTGGAGCGAGAGCTACCCGAACCGCTACGCGCCGTACTTCTTTGGCGACTACCCGTCCTTCAAGGCGGGCGATGCCTACGACACGATGGTCGCTGGCTACTACGACCTGAACATCAATTGGGCCGAACCTTCCAGCAACCTCGTCACGGACAACGTCTACTCGGTCGGAACGGGGGTTGGCAACACGGGCATCTGGCTGGCGCGCGGGTATTCGCAGCTGGGTGGCCGCATCAACGCGCAATGGGTCAGTGCCCCAGCGGGCGGTGGCAGCACGGGCCTCGGGGCGACCGCCGTGCCGTATCCGAACCCGGCCGACAACGGCATCTACGTGATGCCGCTGATGATTCAGGAACAGACCGGCCCGTCGCTACGCGGTCGCCTGCCTGGTCTGCTGTGCCCGCTGCAGTCCATCCCCGCGCCGGAGCCGTGGAAGTTTCCCGGGTTTGTGATCGACGGCACGCAGCGCGAGCTGCTGGTCGTGGCCGGCGCGGCCAACAACGGCAACGCACGCTTGGCTTTCGATCTGACCGGCCCGTGGGATTGATCCATGGCCGGTGAAATCCCGAGGGTCGTTGGCGCGGCCAGCCGGGTCTCGCCAGGCGCTATCGCGGGCGCGCCCACGCAGCGGGTGCTGTACAACGAGACGCCCAACCTTGCCGGCAGCGACGCCGGCCCGTTGAGCCCGCAGGTGCACGACGGCGTGGTGCTTAGCGCGCCCGCGCCGCATGCGGGTGTCTCACCAACGCGGCACGGCGAATTGCCCGCCTCGCGCACCCTGGATTTCTGGGGCAACGGACGCATCGAGGGACGTGTCCGCATCGAGGGTGTCCCGGCCGCGCGCCGGGTGCGCCTGTTCGAAGCGCTGACGGGCCTGCTGGTCGCTGAAGCCTGGTCGCGCCAGGATGGCTTCTACCGCTTTGACTATCTCGATACCGGCCGCGACTTCTTCCTGCTGGCGCATGACCACGTGCGCCAGTTCAACGCCGTCATCGCCGATTGGGTTCGGCCCGAGCCCACCGTTTATCCATGATCACCTTGTCCGTACCGGTCCGGAACAGCCGATTGGCCGTGATCGGCCAGGCGTTGGATGCCGGCGCCGCTGGCGGCCTGCTGCGCCTGTATTCCGCGCCACGTCCCGACATCGGGCTGGCGCTCGCCGAGCAGGTCCTGCTGGCCGAGGTCCGCCTGCCGCAGCCGTGCATAGGGAGCCTGGAGGGCGGCCGGTTCGTGTTCGCGCCGATCGGGCAGGTGCTGTGCCGCCGCTCCGGCATCGTGGCCTGGGCACGGCTGTCCGACAGCGACGGGCGCTGGGTGGCGGATCTGGATGTTGGGCTGCCGGGCAGCGGGGCGGAGGTCGAGTTGTCGAAGCTGCCGGTTTTCGCGGGTGGCGCGGTCAACGTGGAACTGGCTGAACTGATCGAGTAGCGCCATGACCGTCGATCTTGAATTCCGGGGGACGTGGAAGCCTCCGAACGGCGGCAGTGCCGATCTCGACTTCGGGGACACGTGGCAAGCGGTCCCCGAGGCAGCCAGCGCCACGGTTCGCCTCAGGCTGGGCCCGCCCAAGGCCCGCATCCGTGTCGCCTATGACAACCTCATGAGCCGCCAGCTCGAAGGTGGTGGCCAGGTGCCGTGGCAACGCGCGCTGCGCCATGGCGCCGGCCTGCAGGATGGCTGGGACGACAGCGTGCGCGACCGCAGCGCCTCGGCGATGGCTTGGCAACCGAGCGAACCGATTGCAGCCGGAGTCGGGTTGGTCGGTGGTGACAACCAGCGCGCCCGTGCCGCCAGCGATGTGCGATGGCAGGGCGCGGATCCCGTGACGTCCTCGTCGTCGGACCGCTTCGACCCGCTGGTGCCGCAGCATGGGGAGCTCGGCCTACTGTGGGGCGAGGGGGAAGCCTTGTCCGGTGGCGTGATCAGCCCGTTCGTCTGGCTGGTGCCGCGTTCGCGCGGCCAGTCGCAGGCATGGCAGCCCGCCGTGCCGCGATCACTGCGGGAGTGGTTCGGATTTGCGCCTGGTCGCAGCCAGACGGGCCGATGGTCACTGCCATGGGAGGTCGGGCGACAGCCGCGTCCGGGTGAATCCCATCTGCCGGTCGACCCGCCCGCCATCGCGCCACCGCCCCGATACCACCCCGATCTCGACTTCATCTGTCCCGCGACCCGCCAGGGCCTCGCGTGGCGCCCCGCGCTGTGGCTCGACTTCGGCGCCCACCCGTGTGGGCAGCCGGACGCCGGTGTCTTCAGCGTCCCCATCCTCAAGGTCTACTTTGTGAGCAACTCCGTCGATGTCGTGCGCCTGCCCGGCCGCGAGCCGATTCCCGCCAAGAGCGTCCGGCTCTCCATCGACGAGGATTCCTGGGCGTGGGGACTGTCGGCGAGCCTGCCATATCGGGCACTGGAACTGGTCGAGCCGACCGCATCCGGGCCGGTGGAGATCGAGATCACGGTCAATGGCGTGACCTGGGTGATGCTGGTCGAGGGGTTCGATGTGCGGCGCGAGTTCGGCCAGGCGAGCCTCGACATCCGGGGGCGCTCGACGGCCGCCTACCTGGCCGAACCCTACGCGCCCAAGCGCTCCTTCGTGCCGGCGGCACCCTTCACCGCACGCCAACTGGCCGAGCAGGAGCTGACGCGTGCGGGGCTGGTGACAGGCTTCACGCTCGACTGGCGACTGCCGGACTGGCTGGTGCCGGAGGGCAGCTGGGGCTACCAGTCGCTGAGCCCGATGGGGGTGATCGGTCGCATCGTTGAAGCGGCGGGCGGCTACGTTAATGCCCATCCGCGACTGCGAACGCTGGTGGCCAAGTCCCGGTATCCGGTGCTGCCCTGGAACTGGGCGGCCGAGGTTCCGGACCGGACGCTGCCCATCGACGTGGTCAAGACGCTGAACCTGCGCTGGCAGGAAAAGCCCACCTTCAACGCCGTGTACGTCTGCGGTGAGCGCCAGGGCGTCACCGGGCACGTGGTGCGCGCCGGCACGGCGGGCGATCTGGTCGCGCCGACGGTGGTTGATGCGCTGATCACCCACGCCGATGCCGCCCGTGAGCGGGGTCGCTCGATCCTGGCTGACGTGGGGCGGCAGGCCAGGGTGACCTTGGAGTTGCCGATGCTGAACACGCTCGGCCTGCTCGATCCTGGTCTGATGCTTGCGGTGGGCGAGGGCGGCTCGATCTGGCATGGCCTGGTGTGTGCCACCAGCATCGCCGCCGAATGGACGGAATCTCTAAGCGTGCGCCAGACCATCGAGGTCGAGCGCCATTACTTGTAGCCGTCCCTGATGCCCAGGGATTCCATTGCATTCGGCGTTGATTGCAACGCTGATGCGGCGTCAGATGCTGATCGTGTTCTCTTCGCCGGTATGGCGCATGAACTCAAGCGGAGGCTGACGTCGCAACGGACTCTGAGGCAAGAGTCCTTCAGAAGGGATCAATCCCGACGATGGTTCCGTGCGTATGCTTCCCAGTCGAACGGGGTCGCGTTGTCCGGAATCCATGGGCCGAGGTTGCTGAAAAATTCTCCTCCCGGTGAGGCCGGCTGTTCGTGGGCAGGTGGATAGTGTACGGGTGGCTGCGAGGCGCTATAGCCATGCACCGGCGGTGCATTGTCGGGAATCCACGGAGAGATGTTGTGGAAGAAATCCGCAGGTGCAGGAGACCACTGTTCGCGGGCAGGCGAATGCTGCGTGGAGCCGTGTCGCGCCTCCCAATTCACCGGCGGCGCATTCTCTGGAATCCATGGTTGGAGATTATGGAAGAAGTCTGTCGGCGGCGAGGAAGCTGCCGTGGGCGAGGAAGGAGCGGAGTGTTCCGGCGAAGACGGCCACGAGTCGTCAGAGGTGGCTTCACGTACCGTTATGGCCCGCTTGGGCAATGCTTGCCGCATGCTTTCGGGCGCGGATGTTTTGCGCCGCTCGCGCGAAGAACTGGACGATCCATCCGACTGGTGGGTCGGGTTCAATTTATGGGCGATGCTGCTGAGCTTGTTGCTATTGATTCGGCATGAATTAACTTGAATTCTCTGTGCGTGCCCCCATATTGAATGAATGGAACCAACAGACATGAGAACGCTGCCGCGCGAAGCGCGGCACGAGAGACGAGTGCAAGTCATCCGC